AACGATCGTAGCGGAGGCGACTGTGCGTATAACCTGCCGCTGGTTCGATGGGCTCACGGCAGCGAAGCGGTTCCGGCGCAAAGAAGATCCGGAGCGGGTATACGAGATCCTGCACGTGTCGCTGCCCGATGAGATCCGCGCGTTCTATGAGGTGCTGTGTAAGGAAGCGGTGTAGCTGTGGCGGAACTGGGCCTGTCAGTCAACGTCGAATTGCTTGGGGAACGCAAGCTGCGCGAGAAGTTTGATGCGCTGCCGATGAAACTTGCGAACAAGATCCTAAAGCAGGAGTTCGGCAAAGCTGAGAAGGCATACCGCAAGAAGCTCAAGGGCGAGATCCCTATCGGTGAAACTCGCAAGCTGCTCTTTGGGCATGGGAAACGATCGCGCGCGCGGCGCGGGCGTGTAACCGTCTGGACAGCATGGAAGGAGCGGGAATGGTTCGGTATAGCGCCCGACGATACGCATTTCTATCCGTCTGTCGTGTACCACGGTGCAAAGGAACGCGGGCAAGCGCCGAACAAATACATGGAACGTGCATGGAAGTCGATCGAGAACGCTACCGAGCGTGAGCTTACCAGCGCGATCCGCGACCGCATCATAGCCGCAGCGAAAGAGGGCGGGACCAGCGCGGGAAAGGGCAGGTAAACCGATATGGCACGAACAGCAATAACACCGACAACGATCGTCAGGACCGGCGATGTAGACGCGGGTACGGCTGGGATCGCCGACGGGCATAAGTTCACGAATACCGGCCGCACGTTTCTCCGCGTGGTGAACGGCAACGCAGGCGCGACGCGCGATATCACGGTCCAGACTCCGCGCACGGTCGACGGGTTGGCCGTGGCTGAATTGGTTGTGACGGTGGGCACCAGCGCAACGGTCCTTATGGGTCCGTTCCCGACTGCGACATTCAACCGGACCACCGGCGCTGACGCTGGCTCGATTTACATGGACTACGAAGCGACCGAATCGGATCTAACCGTCGAGGTGTACGATCTGCCCCTCTGAGTTAGTGCAGAAGATAGCGAGGATTGAATCATGGCAACTCCAATAATCGGTACTGGCGCAACACTCAAGATATCCGGCGGGGGTACGGCTGTAGCACTTGCGTTGAACATCAGCCATAGTGGCCTTGCAACCGAGCTGCAAGATGTTACCGCGCTGGATAACACGACTGGTTATCGCGATTTTCTGCCGGCCCTCATCGACGCTGGCGAGTTTACGGTTGAGCTGTTGTTTGACCCGGATAATGCGGAACAGGTCGCATACGACACAGATCAGGCCGCAGGCACGAGCCGTATCTATGTCCTGACGTTGACCGACACGAGCCCGAGCACGTACACGTTTACGGCGTGGGTCACGAACCGATCCGTGGCTGTTCCAGTGGGCGAATTGGTAACCTCGACGGTAACGCTGAAGGTTGACGGGTCAGTCGCTCCGGTCTGGGCTTGATGATAACCGAGAGGTTTGTAATGCAAGATTCTGAGATACGCGCGAAGCTAGTGGGGTTCGTTGACATGATCGAAGCCGGGGCGAATGAGGGCTCGTTTAAGTCTGAAGGTAAAGTTTGGATCTGCATCCATCGCCGCAACTATCTAGACGTCCTCGCCAGCATACGAGCGACGATCGCTCAGATCGACGAGCCGCCGATTGTGATACCGGCACCGGAGCCGAAACCGAAACGAAGTAAGAAAGGATCGAGCGATGAACCAGTCGATGAACCAGTCACTGCGCGAGAAGATACTGGGGGCGGATGATCTAAAGCGGGCGCCGTTCCCTGCGCCCGAATGGGACCTGCCCAAAGGTTTGTTTATCCGCGTGGTTTCGTCTGAAGAGGGGAGGGCGTTCGAGGACTATTGCAGCAAGCACAAGAATGACAATAAGGGCGTGCGCGAGCGGCTTGCGATACTTGTCCTGTGCGACGCCGATGGCAAACAGTTTCTATCCAATGCTGACGCAGAAGAGCTAGGCAAGAAATCCAGAGTGGTGCTCGATCGGATCTCAGATGTGGCGATGACCGTCAACGGTTATACGAAAGAAGATGTTGAGACGTTAGCGGGAAACTTGCCCGCCGACCAGAGCGCTATTTCCTTATGACATTAGCGCTCGCGTTCGGTCGGACGCTTGCGGAATTAGAAGCGACACTGGGCGATGAGTTGCGCTGGTGGAAAGCGTACAACCTACTCAGCCCGATCGGTCAACAACGGGACGATGCACTAATGGCTTTGAGCACATCGGCAATCCTGAACGCTTGGGCGAAAGAGGCACCGACCCCGCCCCAGCTTATGCCCGAATGGTTCAAACCGACGGTGCCGGGTATGCCGAGGACCAAGGCTGCGTTTTATGCGATGGTAGACGAGGCGAACGCGCGCGCTGCGGAGGCACACTGATATGGCCCTCGTCGGCGGACTGGTAATGGCGATCACAGCCAAAACGGGCAAGTTCAAGACCGATATGCGCAAGGCATCCACGACCGTGACCTCGTTCAAGTCGAGGGTGCAGGGCGCAATCAAGGGCGTTGCCAATTTCGCCGCCGGGTTCGCGAAGTTTGCCGGGATCGCTACCGTCGTCGCTGGTGTGGCGGCCGCGTTCCTCGCGGTGCGCACAGCCATACGCGGGGTCGGCACCGCACTGGAAGACATCGATAAACTGGCAAAGCTGGCGGACCGGCTGCGGGTATCGACGCGTTCACTTACCGCGTTCGGACTCGCTGCGGAAATTGGAGGTTCGTCCGTCGAGGCTTTGCAACGCGCTATCGAGGATATGACACGGCGTCTAGGTGAAGCTGCGGGCGGTGCAGGTGAGGCTACACGCGGTCTGGAGATACTCGGCCTCAAGGCTGAGGACCTAATCAATCTGCGGCAGGATGAAGCATTCAAGCAGATCGCGGACCGGATCGCGCAGACCGAGAATGTTGCGCTAAAGGCTGCGGCTGCGTATGCAATCTTCGGCCGCAAGGGGCGCGAGTTGCTGACGGTATTGAGCGAAGGCCGCGCGGGACTGGAGGCGTTCGAGGTTGAAGCGGACAAGCTGGGTATCACGTTCACTCGTATAGATGCAGCGAAGATCGAGGCCGCTAACGATTCGATTACGCGGTTGAAGGCGCTGTTCACAGGGCTGACGCAACAGTTTACGATCCGGCTTGCGCCGATCATTGAGGCGCTCGCAACCAAAGCCACTGAGTTCGGCACGTCCGGCACGGGTGCGGTAGGGCTTGTGGATAAAGCATTCCGTCGCGTTACCAACACGGTCCTTGATTTGTTAAGCAAGTTTGACGAGTTGCGAATCGGCATACTGAAGGTGTCGCTGGAGCTAAAGAAGATCGGTGAGCAGGTGACGTTTGTTCCGCGTCTCATCAGCCGAGGTGTCGGCTTAGCTACCGGGACCGGGATGCAGAAACGCATAAATCGCTCGCTGGATCTGAGCCGCCGAGTTGCCGAACGTGAGATCGAGAGCCTGCAAAATCGAATCGGGCAACGTGCGAATCAGACTCGCAATTTCTTGAAGCAAACGCAACAGGCATTCGACGCAGCCGCTGCGGCAGCAATCGCCCCGCCAGCGCAGCGCGGATTCGTCTCGCCCAACGCTATAAACATTTCGGATCGTGGCCTGACACCACAATTCGGCGCTGGCTTCCAGGGCGGACCCGTAGGCGCGCGGGATCTGGCGCGGATACAGGAGCGCATTCTCACCGAGCAGCAACAGGCAACAGATAGCATCCAAAGCATTGAGCGAACGATAGAAACGACACTGGGGCAACTCGGACCGATCGGGGTTGGGCAGTAGTAAATCGCTATTATGACGATTACATCGGTTGAAGAAATCGGGGCGACACGACAAGGGCAGACGCCCGTCGGTCAACGCGCGCTGATCCGCATCCTTGTCATAAGCGATATCAATACCGAACGAGCCGCGACGGTATTGCATCCGCCAAACACGTTCAATATACAGGTGCCGGTGCCCGGTGATTCGCTTGAGGATATCACGGGGATCAGCACCGATTCTAACCTCGTCTGCCTCGACGTGATCGCTGCCCGTGATCGGCAATTTTTCAAGCGCTGGGTTGTCACTGCAAACTATGGCGCGGGCGAGTTCAACCGGGGCCAGGCTAATCTGCTGCCGTGGGAACGGACCCCGGTGATCCGGTACCCGTTCTCGACGGTGAGCGAGCCGATCTGGGTAGACGTGAACGGCGATATGATCGTGAACTTTGCAGGAGTCCCACCCGACCCGCCGGTAGAGCGGCAGTTCAATGATCCGGCCGTCGTGATACAGCAGTTCCAAAAGACGCTGAACTACAACGTGCTCGTACAGTATCAGGACGCGGTGAACAGCGATGTATGGGTTGTGCCCGGCGGTGATAGTGGGGTAGGCAACGTCGCTCCCGGTCAGGCGAAGGTCATGCGCATCGAAGCGCGTGAGCTGTGGCACGATAACGACGTGCCTTATTTCGACGTGACGTATGAAGTACACATGCGCGAGTTTGGTTGGAAGCGGCGTATGCCCGAAATGTCCATGCTCCAAAGTAATAACAACGTCGGGCCACCATGTTTCGATGTGATGACCGACGACAACGGCGTACCGCTCAATCAGCAGGTTCCGATTGATACCGACGGCAAGCCTTTCGACGTATGCGGCGCGACTCCGCTTACATCGCTGAAAGAGATATACACGCCTAAACAGTTCGACGGTTTCATACCCGGCTCGCAAACGTAAGGACCATCGTGGCAGTAGTCGTTCCAGATCGAGTCGCATGGGAGGCCATGAATCGAACGCTGCGCGGTATGCAGTCGGATGTTCACCGTCTCAACTCGGAGCGCAACCGTCGCCCGCGTATCGGGTCCGCAGGGCCGGGAAGAGAAATACGCCTGGCGCGGATCACGAACACCAACGGTGGGCTCTCGATTGATGTGCGGTACGATGTCGAAACGAAAGATGGAAACGTCGAGGTCCTCAACGGCTTGCCGCAGGATCGCCCATTCGGCACGGCGGCGAATATCAACCCGGCGATAGTCGGGACGTACTGCACGATCTTTCGTGAGTTCGATTCCGATGAATGGTTTATCGCGCGCTGCTTTGATGAGTCGATAGCCGTGACCGCGTGCGAAACCAGTTCCGGCGCAGGCTCGGAAAACAGCGGCGTCACAACCGTATCCGAACGCGGACGCGGGCGCTGGAAAGAAACGGTTATTACGATCGCGCCCGATTGGGATCTCGCCGTAACGCTGGCATCATCGACGCGACACGGCCTCAAGATATACACGTTCCCGCAAGGCGCGATACTCGTAGCCAGCGCAGTGTTGGATCTGGTCGTGTC